TCCGTCTGCGTGTCGCCGAGCACCGTACCCGCAACCGCCGCGCTGGGGGTGACCGTGCCGTCGCCGACGCTCTTGGTCACCTGGTCGTCGTAGATGCCCGCCGGGATGGTGACGTTTTTACCGTTGACGCTTACGTCGCCCGCGCCCTTCTCCGGGACGGAGCCCGTGACCTCGCTGCCGTCTGCCCATGCCTTTTTCCCGGCTCGGATGTCGCTGGCCGCCGCGTCGCCGCTTCCCGTGTCCACAAATTTTGCCGTGCCCGAGCCGTCTGCAAGGGGGATTTCCACGTTCGGGACGCTCTCATACGTCACGTCTCTGATTTTTACATTTTTCGCCATAGTGCACTCCTTACGTTATTATGATTCCGCCGCCGTTGTAGGTGATCCGCCCGTAGTTCTGCGGGATGGGCGCGACGACAATATTTCTAGCCAGCTGCCGGTTCGCCGTCGGAAGCATCTGCAATTCTTCCGACGGGGTGATCTCATAGTCCCCTTCGTACGCCTCGCCACCCTGATAAACCACCTTCGCCGGTTCGATCTTCATCCTGATCTCCGGCTGTGAGACTGTCATTTTAATCATAGCCGGCCTCCTTGAGAAGCTCCTTGACCGGCTGCGAGACGATATCCGCGGCCTGCGGGTTGCCATCGCCGTCCGTGAGCGCCAGCTGGAGGCGCGCGCTCTTGCCCGTGTCCAGCTGCATCGCGTCGGCAAGGGGGATCGTGACGAGCAGGTGCGTCTCGTCGACGACCGCCGGCACGTACTCAAAAAACAACGTGCCCTGCCGGAGCCAGAACTGGAGGTTCGTCGCCTTGGTCAGGTCCGCGCCGACCACCTCGACCGATAAAGCATTTTTGATCTTTTCGCGCATCGTATCACCTCACTTTGGATTGCCTACGACGTACTCGACGACGTAGGTGCCGCTGATGCGGCAGATTTTCACGCGGTCACCCGCCTTGAATGTAACGTTGGTATTGCATTTGTAATGCTTTGCTGTGGCGGCGGTCTGGCCGTCAAAAATCAGGCTCAAGCCGTCTGCGTATTTTGCGCCGACGGTGGCAAGCTCTGCCGCAGCCGGTTCCGTGTTTTTCTGCCCGCTCATGCAATCACCGTCCTTTTTGCTGTGTGCGTCATCAGCTCGCCGGGGCTTAATCTCAGCTGCCAACCGGTCTCCTCGTAGATGCCGCCGAAGTCCGGCGCATCGATGCTCAGAACGTCGCCCACGCCGTGTCCACCCTCCGGCAGGCCGTAGAACGTGATCGTCCGGGTACCGAGCTGGGACTGGAAACAAAGATCGTCCACGTAGGCTTGCAGCGCCTCCTGCGAGGCGATATTGTCCACTTTGGCCACCTGTGTGATGCGCTGCCCGCGCTTAAAAATGGAGATGGAGCTCGACGGGCTGTTATTCTCGGCTCTGGCCACTAAGGGAGCCTCCAAGTCCGGGTTGCTGCAAATGGCGACAAAGACATTCGGCGCGTCGAAAATGTCCTGCTCCTGCGACATGTCGCGCGAGACTGGGGACAAAAGACGAATGTCCGTGCTTGAGTACCGCCAGCGGATATTTGCCGCATTTGGTGTTGTCTTTGGCTCCAGATGCCCGATGCCGCTGCCGTCAAACCATACTGGCTTGTAGTTGATCTCGCCCAGCAGCTGATTGCAGATCGTGAGATAATCGGTTCCTTCCTGCCAGTCCTCGCGGTCGGTCTGAAGCGTCTCCGCCGTCGGTGTGGCAATCACAAGGCCTATACCGGCCTGCGTCATGAGCTGCTGCACGGCGGTAATGTAATTTGTCCCGGCTGCGAGGTGCAAAATGCCCTCCGTCTTGATCGTCTGGATCATCCAGCTGCGGTCGTAAGCGTCCAGCCGGAGGAAGTGCCCCTGCGCGCTGACGGTGTCCGAGTACGTCGTGATGCGGTACACGCCCAAGGGGTACTCTTGCCCGTCAAGCTCCAGCACAGGCTGGAGCTCGTCGGAAAGATACTCGATATCTGGGTTGTGCATAAATGTTCCGCCGAGGCTTCCCATGATGTCTCCGGACGCGTCGACGAGCACGTCGGGCGCACTGTCTTTGAGCCAGCGCAGCTCCGAGAACTTCGCGCCGCGCCGCAGCACGTCCACGCGGTAAGATACCTTGTGCGTCATAGCGTCACCTCGTCGTCAAAGTCGATCTGCTCGATGGTAAAATTAAAAATATTGAGGAAGCCGTCGTGCTGCTTCGGCAGGCTCGTGATGTAACCGATGACCATGTCGCCCTGCGGCGTCTTTGCGCAGACAAGCTTGCCCACAAGTCCCATGAGCTGCCTGATCTCGCTCTCATCGAGCAGCGCCGCCGTGATGCTGAGCGAGTCCGTGCCGGAGTCGACCTCGACCGCGACGGGATAATACGCGCCGGAGAGCTGCAAGAGCTCGACCTGCCGGGAAAGTGTCCGTGTGGTCTGCCGGTGCTGGCTGTCCGAGTATGGGAGTCTCAAGGTTTGGCCGGTGTCCAAGTCTGACACCTGATGCACCTCCGCGCGAACGTCGACCGTGACCGCGCTAGATAAACCGTAGTTGCTCGAATCGTCGTAGCAGCCGCGCACCTGGTACGTTGTGCTGCCGGAGGACAGTTCGTCGGTGTACTGCGTCTGGGTGAGCTTTGCGATGGGCTTGCCATTCCGGTACACGAGGTAAAAATCGTAGCTGCCGGAGGTCTGCCAGCTTAAGTCCGCGACGCTGGAGGCTTGCACGGTCAGCGTGATACTCGCGCCCGGCGTGTTGGTGACAGGCAGCGCCGCCGCGCCCCAATCAGACCACATGCCGTATTGATTTTGTACGCGCACGCGCACCGTGTGGCTGCCGTCCGCGAGATACGCGGGGCTCGTCCACGTCTTGTCCGTGCCGTAGTGCGTGCCGCCGGAAAGCTTCCCGTCCAGCTCGACCTGGTACGCCTCCTGCTCGGAGGTCTGCCAGCTGATGGATGGGCGCGGGCCCGTGCTCTTGATCTGGATGCTCGGAGCCGTCGGCGCGGCAATCACAACGATCTGTGCCGCATCGCTCCATTCGCCCGCAATACCGTCGGCGTTGTAGGTGCGTACGCGCCAGTATTTGATGCTGGACGTGAGCGTCCCGGCAGGACACGTCCACTGCCGCGCAGCGCCTGTCACGGTTGCAAGCGTCTGCCATGTGCTGCCGTCGGTGCTTTTTTGCAGGTCGGCCTTGCTCTGCGCTGTGCCGGTCGAAATCGAGTGCTGCCACTGGAACAGTACGTCCTTTGAGCCGTCGATCACCGTATCGACCGGGCTTAAAGGCGCGGCGGTCGGCGTTGCGTCGGCGGTCGAAATCGTCATCCAACCGGACGTCGTGACCACGCCGCTGTTTGCCGTGACTGCGACCTGCCACTGGATGCTCGTCGTGCCAGCGAAGGTGTTGGCAGGCACCGTGACGTTCTGCGTGTTGCCGGAGACGCTGATTGTGTGGATCGTGCCGCTCGTTCCAGAGCGCCAACGGAAGACGGCAGAGGCTTGCTCGACCTCAGGCGCGCAGCTATAATTAGCAGCGCTTGCACTCCACGCAAATAGGTTGTCTTGTGTTTTTATTACTGCGCCAGAGGCGGGAGACAAATTGGATAATTCCAGCCCAATCGTGTCGCTGTCGTCGACGGTAATTGTCAAGTATGGGGCGTTAGTGCCACTTGTTGTTACAGCTACGGAACCATCGGAATAGCTTGGAAGGAAAAAAGCAATCCCGTACCATATGCCGAATTTAGTGACATAGGTGCTAATTTCGTTCCAACCGCGCGAAATGCTTATCCTGCGGTAAGTCGAAGCAGAAATATTAGGCTTAGTGTTGTATGTGATGGATTCAGCGTCGAATGGTCGGACGAGATCATCCGTGTACGCCCTGTCCGCGTCTGTCACTTTACTCAGGTATGCATGCGCTGTTGAGTCGGTTATGCGCTTAAAGCGCATATTTTGTGGGAGCTCCTGGAAAGATAACAGCAGATAGTCCCCGCCCGTGATAGTAACCGGGTTTGATGTGTGGTCGTTCACGCCTCTTGCAGATTCGTCCAAAAACGCGAAATCTTTGGTTTTTACAGTAGCCGTAATGCTCAATCACGTCACCCCCATTCTGGCCACTCGTCTCTGGTTTTTCATGCGGTGGATGAAGTCGTCGATTTCGCGGATTTCGTTCGCCTGCACGTAAAAGTTGTAGGTATCACCGCCGGAGAGGCTGCGCCCTTCCTGGTTCGTTCCGATGCGCGAGCCCTGCGGAAGCCAGACAGGCTCGGGGCCGTTTTCGCCGACCCACGTCACGCCGCCGATAAAATTGTCCGTGCCGGCTGCGTTCTGGTGCCACTTGCCGTCGGCTCCCATGTAGCCGCCCGTGCCGGTGTAGCCCATGCCGGAGACGTAGCTCGAGCCGCTGGACAGTGCGCCCTTGTATTGCAGCTGCTGCATATTACTCAGCTGCCCGCTGGACATGTTCAGACCCAGCGCTGTCTTGATCTTGTCGCCGTTGAGCGTAAGCAGGCCGACAAGCAGATTTGTCGTGTCCGCGATCAGAGCCATCGTTGTTGCAACCGGCTTGAGCGCTGCGTCGAGCGCCGGAAGAACAGCGACGGTCAGGTCGCCCAGCGGCTCCAAGATCTGCGTGGCAGAGCTCAGGATGCTGCCGAATTTGTCCACAACGCCAGACTCCACAAAAGCCTTGCCGATCTTCTGGATAAAGTCCGCCGTGTCGCCCAGCGCCTCCGTCATGTACGGCGCGTACTCGGCGGAAATCTGCTTCGTGACGGCCTCCTGCGTTTTGAGGAGCTTCTGCTGCGCAGCGTCCGTTGCTGCGAGCGCTTCGACTGCCTCGTTATCCAGCACGTAGCCCATCTCATGCGCTTCGTCGGTGTACTTTTTGAGTCCTTCGCTGCCCACCTCAATCAGAGGGTTCAGTTCCTGCGCGGACTCTGACATGAGATCCATCGCCAGCGCGTCGCGCTGCGCCTGGTTGTGCATGTTTCCGAGCGAGTCAATGACGTCATAAAAAACAGAATCTGCGCTGCGGAGGCTCCCGTCTGTGTTCTCGATCTCGACGCCCAGTGTCTTAAAGGCTCCCGCCGTGTCCTCCGAGCCGTTCTGCGCCTCCTGCATCTTGTTCGTGATCTCCTTGAGGGAGTCCTTCACGCGGTCATAGCTCACGCCGAGCATGTCGGAGGCATACTGCCATTCCTGTACTTCCTCCACGCTCTGGCCGGTCACGCTTGCGAGCGTCTTGACCTCTTTCGCGTACTCGGCGGACTCCTTGGTGATGCTCATCAGCTGCTTTTCGACCTTGACGCCTGCCGCAATCAGGGCAGCAAAACCACCGACTGCCGCAGCTGTCCCGGCGTTGATTCCGTTGAGGGAGTTCAGCGCCTTCGTCGCGCCCTCGGGCAGGTTGATACCCAACTTATCCGCCGCGCCGCCGATCGCGTCGCCAAGGCCGACGGCCTCGCCCTTGCCGCCTGCAAAGGATTCCTTGAGGTTGGCAAAAACGCCCTTAGCGCCCGTGCCCTCCTCCTTCGCCTTCGCGACGGAATCCTTGACCTTATCCATCGCCTGCTGGAATTTCGAGCCGCTCGCGCCCGCCTTGTCGAGCTCGGCGTTGTTCTCTTCCAGCGCCTCCTGCATCTGCTTGAGTTTGGTCTCCGCGTCAATCAGCGTCGTTTTCCAGTCGATCGTGCGCTTATCCGCCTCGCCGTAGGATTCACCGGCTTTCTGGAGCACTTCGCGCAGCGTGTCGACCTTCTCATGCTGCGTCTGCATCTGCCGGGCGAGGACGTCGCCCTTGGCCGTCAGCGCCTCGACGCTATCGGCGTTGTCTGCAAAATCCTGTTCTGTGGCGCGCATCTCCGCGCCTAAATTTTTAAGTCCTGCGTTGATCTGGGCGAGGGCGGCTCTGTACTCCTTTTCCCCGTCCATTTTTACCTTTGTGTTAATGCCGGGCGTCGCCATCAGCCGCCACCTCCCATCAGATACTGTGCCAGCGACAAGCGCGCAGGCTGCTCCGGCGCATTATGCGCACACCGGCTCGGCGTGGCCATTGAGAAGTACTCTCTGTAGATAGCCATGCACCGCGCCGGTGTCATCCTGCGCCAAAAGACGGTCTCGTCGTTTTTCAGCACATTTACCCAGATATTCAGGTACCATGCGAAGTTGATACCGCCGCCTCCGCTTCCATGGTCTCCGCTTTTTTTTCGTCGTCTGTTTCGTTAACGGCCAGGATCGTCATACGCATGATGTCCGGTGCAAGCCGATCGACCGTGTCATAGGATAGCCGCCTCCCGAGCTGTTTCTCGGTGTATGTGATGGCGAAGCCCTTTTCGTCCACCCACTTCTGCTCGTCAGCGTAGTCGTTGAGCATCGCGGCCAGCAGCTGCAAGACGGACTTGAGCGTCCGCTTGCGAGACAGGATGGGGCTGAAATCGCCACCGTTGATCTCCTGCACCTCGGCAAGAACGTTGTTGTTGCAGCGAAGCACCCAGTCGCGCCCGTCAAAGCGCCACGCGACCTCGCGCGGCTTGATATCTTCCATGCTTAACCTCCTGCCACGTCTGTGGCTGCCGTCTTAAAGACCTCGTCGCACCACGCCTTGGCGTCGGCTTCGCTGTCAAGCGTCGCAACCTCCAGAAGGTCGTCAAGATCGTCGACCAGGAACTCGCCGGTCGTGGTCGGGGTCTGGAACGCGATGCTGTCACCCATCGTCTGTCCGTTTGTTGCAGGTGGGCCAAAGAGCACCTTCCGGGCGAATACCGCCGTGAATTTCTCCACGCCGTCGATCATGTCGGGCATGTAAAAACTCCAACCGACGTACTTGCCGGTCGACTTTTTGCCAAAGGTCAGGCTCTTGACGGTGGAGCTAGACACGGTGCGCTGTTTTTCGTACGCGCCGTACATAAGCTTCTGCGCTTCAGTCGGGATATACTTGACACCGGCGGTCGCCGTGCCGCCCGTGGCCTTTTTCATATACTCCGCCAGAACGGACTCGGCGTAAATCCGGCCTTCTGCAAAGCGCATCTCAAGGCCTACGGTCATCGCGTCGCCCATGGAGACGGGCGTGCCGTACTCCGTGCCTTTGCCGGTTGTTTTTTTCTTGTATTCTGCTACTTGCAGGTATCGTAAATCAAATGCAGGCATGATTGCCTCCTTTCATCGGTTGCTGTTGATAATTTCTGCTGCCTTGTCTGTCATGGCCTTATTGGCGCGATCCCATGTGGCCTTGACGGCGTTAGACCAGTAATAGTCGGCCTTGATTTTGCCGCCCGTGCGGCGGCCGTAGTTGAGGACAAAGCCCTTGACGGCGTATTTCTGCTGCCGCGCATCCTTGCCGGAGATCGTGACGTACATGTACGGCACGCCCTTTTTGTCACGTGAGACCTTGCGCGCCTTTGTAAAGTGCCGCAAGGTCTCGCCGGTCCGGCGGGGTTTGGTATTCTGGTGCCCGGCCTTGATAAAGGCGGAGTGGACGCTTTTATACATCTCATCCACGCCGACCGACAAAATCGCCTGGAGGTTGTCGTCGGTAAAAAGGTCGGCTTGGTTCAGCTGCCGGATAGCTTCCTGGATGCCGTCCAGCGCGATTTTTGTATCGAGCTGCGCCATCAGATCACCTCGCAAGGGATGTCGGAATAATACGTCATGGTCTCCTCGTCAAAGGACTGCTCGCTTTGCCCGACGGCGATGTGCGCCGCCGCCAGCGCTTGCAGCACCTCCGCGGTCAGCGTGTCGCCCTCGGTCTGCGTGGCCACGGTGACAACACACAGGCCGACCGTTGCAAAGGGTATCCCGTCTGCGTTCACGCTGCGCGTGCCGGTCGGCGTCCAGACGAGGTAGCGCGTGAGCGGCGAGCCGTCCGGCGCGTGCTCCGGAGCCTGCACCTTATACACAGCGCCGGGGAGCACGGTCTCGAGCGCCTGCTCAATCTTGGAGTATTTCATACTTGCCCTCCGGCTCTGCGAGCGAAAGCGTCGTGATCGGCAGGCCGTCGGAGTCGTAGCCCCGCTGCGCCTGGTCGATGCGATAAATGTGGTCGTCTTCGAGCACCACGAACTGCTCGGCTTTGATATCCTCGCCGCCGAAGACGCGGGGGATGCTGACCATCCGGGTAAGCTGCACACCGGCTTGCTTCCCGGCATAAAATCGGTCAGCGTAGACCTCCCGCTCGCAGTAAAAGTGGCTCGAGGCGATACGCAGGCGGCGCTGGAGGGGAGACGAGGCCGGGAGCAGGTCGCAGACCGTGCACACCTTGTCATAGATCATCCCGTGCCGCCTCCCATCTTCTGCTTCGCGAGCTTGTCATTGAGCATCCGGCGCAGATACGTCGGCAGCTGCTTTTCCTCGGCGTTCGCGCGCGCCTTGTACATCCAGCCGCCGACCATCGCCGTCAGCATGTCGTCCGCGTCGCAGTCCGGCTGGAGCGCAACGCCGCGCGTCGTGATAAAATCAGCGGCCTGCGTCAGGATACCCCGCAGATACGTCTCCTGCTGCTCGGTTGCGCGCAGGATACCGAGATCCACCATCATGTAGGCCAGCTGGGCGTCCAGTGACATAGGCCGCCTCCTTTCCTTAGCCCGCCTTCGCGGTCACGCTGCCGGAGCCGACCGCAACCGCGCGGCCGTTGCCGTCGACCTCAACCACAGTAATGGTCTGGCCGGTCGTGCCGTCGACGGTCTTATTCGCGGGAAGGTCTGTCCAGAGCTTATCAAGCGTCTCGCCGTTTGCGACTGCGATCGCCTGACCGGCGGTCTGGTACTTGAGCTTGCCGGAGCCGTTGCCCGCGACGGTCACGACGCTCTTGCCGTTGGCCGAGCCCGCAGCGGTCGTGACGATCAGGGTGCCGATGGCGGTGTTCGCGCGATCCTTGCCGAAGGTCGTGGTCGTGGTCGGCTGGACATTGCCATAGTTCACGAGGACAAACGCCTCGCCGATGGCGGGCTTGCCGTCGCGGCGCTGCATGCCCTTGAAGCACGTCTGGTTTTCCAGCCAACGCACGTTGGTGTTGGACTCAATCGTCGTGCCCTCGCGCTCGACCGAGCGGTACAGGCTCATATAGCCGCCCGCGATCTCGTTATCCGGCATGACCTCCCACTCGACGATCTCGCCGCCGACAATCGGGATGGAGTTGCTGACACCTGCGACCAGCGCCGCCGCGTCGTTAAAGGCCAGCGCGCGGGACTGGATATCCATGTGCGTCTTACGGTTCATCACCCAGATCACCGTACCGTTGGAGTAATCCGGCTTCGCCACGGCGAGCGCCGCGACCAGCGGGCGGAAGAATTCCACGCCGTTCTTTGCGGCCAGATCGAGCTTAAGGATGTTGCTCGTGTGCAGATCGGTAAAATCGCCCTGCTGCGAGCCCCACCACGTGGGCTTGGTCTGCGCGGCCAGACGCGTGATGATGCCGACGGGCATGCTCTCGCCGGTGCCAAACCAGATGGACTTATCGATCGCCTTTGCAAGCGACGAGGCCAGCGCCTGAAGGATGGTCGTCGTGAGCGAGAGGTCGCTGTCGTCCATCAGGACAGAGTTCGGGACGGCCATGTAGCCGCCGACCATAAAGCCGTCCATCGTCAGCTGCCAGAAGTCGATATCGATCTCGTTGAGCCGATCTTTCATTTCCGTCCAGATGGCCTCGGGGGCGACGCCCGCGACATTCTGGCGAGTCGTGCCGCGGAAACTCGTCGTGAAGCAGTAGCGCAGGAACTTGGATTCCTGATAGGTGAGGTCGCGCAGGATCGGCAGGAAGCCGTCCGGGATACCCAGCTCGCCGCCGGTGACGCTGCGCTGCTGCGCGCGGGCCTCGCGGATTTGCTTGAGGAAGGTGCGGACCTGTTCGGACTGCATGAGTGCGTCGCGCTCGGCGTAGGTGAGGCCGAACCAGCGGCGCTCGGTGGTGTTGTTCATGGGTACAAGGCTCCTTTCGTGGTGATCGTTGTTTCTGGTGTCAGAGTTGGACACCGTGGGTGTTGCCGGGGGCGGGGTCTGCTCGGCCTCCAGCCGGGCAATTTCCGCGCTGCGGGTGTCAATCTCGCCCTGGATACGGGCAATCTCGGCGGCGTTCGCGCTGCGCTCCTGCTCAAAGGTATCCACAGCCGAGGATACAGCGTTGCGCTCCTCGTCGGTGCTCGTCTCAGTGATCTCGCCGAGTGCCTGGCGAAGCTGCTCTTCTCTCGCGGCAAAGCCGTCTCTCGTCTGTTCCAGCGGGGTCAGCTGCGCACGGAGCGCGGTGATCTCGCTGTTCAGGACTAAAACTCTAAGTGCTGCCATTTACGGGTTTCCTCCTAACTTTTTGTTCATTTCTGCACGCCATGTTTCCAGGCGGCGCTTTTCGATTTCCTCAAAATCCCGTTTCCGGGCGCTGACCGAGGTCTGCTCATACGCCGGGAAGGTGCAGACGCTGACCTCGTACAGCGGGTCGACCTCTTCGATCTCCCAGCGGTACTTCCCGTTTCCGAGGTCGCGGAAGGTCTCACTCTTGATGGCAAAGCCAAACGAGCACTGGTCGACGTCTCCGCGCTGGACTCTGGCGTACAAGTTCATCGCGTCCACGTCGTCGCGGTTGATCCGGACGCTGCCCCAGAGGCCGCGCTCGTCCTGCTTGAGCGTCAGCGTGCCGGATTTCGTCCGGCCGAGAACTAAGCTCGTGTCGTGGTTGATGAGGGCTCGAATATCGCCCGAGATCGAATTCGTAAAAGCGCCGGGCTTGATGATCTCGCTCACGTCGTCCCACAAGGGGTACTCCGAGTTAAAGACCGCAAAGTAGCCCTCGATATAAAGGTCACTCTCGGCCTCGCGCGTCTGAAACGCCTGCGGGATGCAGCGCACCTGACGCTGCTGTCTATTCTGTTCCACCGTCTCCACCTCCTCCTTGTGTAAGCTTTTTCTGGTCTGCGATCATGTCGCGCGGGATGTAGTTTTCTAAAATGACGAGCTCGTTGAGCCCTTCCTTCGGACTGAGGCCGACCCAGTCGCGCACCTCGTTGCCGGTCATGAGGCCGCGCACGTAGAGGTTGGATGCTACGTCCGCAAGCTCCTTTGTGCTGTAGCTGTAGAGCCTGCGCGTCGACATCGTAAAATAGAGGTCTGTCGCGTAGAGGAGCTTGCGCGTCAATTCCTGGCAAATGATGTTCGCGATCGTCGTGGCGGTCGTTTTGATCATGTGGTTGTGCTCGCTGTCCGAGTATGTGCCCACGCCCAGCATGAAGGGGGTAACGCCGACGAGTGCGGCCACGGCCTTTTTGTCGAGCTCCACACCGTCCTTGATGGCTAAATCAGACAGGCTCAGCGGCTTGACCTGCTGCACGTCCATGAGATCAGCCGGGACAATCCACGGCTCTCCGGCGCTCGAACCCGTGATGTAGTCGTCGATCAGACGGCGACGGCCTGCCGGGTCGGAGAATTCGTCCGCCAGTGCGTCGACCTTGACAATGACGCTGGGCTTCCACTTGTCCGACATGAAGCCCTTCTTCGTCGCCTGCTCCTGCCGGAGCGAGTTGACCACGTCAAGCAGGCTCATCCGGAGCCCGAGCCCCTGCCACGGGTGGTCGGGGTCGACCCAGCGGCGGAACTGGAGAACGGTCTCGGGGTCGTACTGCTGGCCGCGCCAGCTGATGTATACCGTCTGACCTTCGTCCGGGCTTATCGCCTGCGCGCCCGGCATGGGGATAAGGTCGCGAAGCAGCCCGTCCCGCGTGACCGGCAGGAAGAAGGCCGTGCCGCTGGCGCTCGTGAGCATCGCCCAGACGATGGCAGAAATCAAATCCTTGCGCGTGCCGAAGCTCCATGGCGAGATGTCCATAAACCGGGAAAGCGCGTTCCGCACGCGCACATCGCCGTCCGGCGTGTTCTGCATGAGCTGGATTGTCGCGTTCGATACGATGTCAGCAAGGCCGCCGACCGCGGCCAGAACGTCCGGACTGTCCGCAAGCCTGCAATAGCCCGGCACGCCCAGCGTGTCCTGATCGACCGCGCCGATCACAAATTTTCGCAGCGCGTCGTCCTGCGCGGATCTGCGCTGCACTTTTACTTTCAAGTGGCATCACCTCCAAACAGCGACAGCTGCGCTGTGTATCGTTCAAAACGGTCTTCTTCCGCGGCAAAATAGTCTGCGTCCAGCTCGCACCCCACGAAATCAAGCCCCTCGTCATATGCCGCAATCCGACTTGAGCCGCTACCAAGGTGCGTATCAAGGATTCTGTCGCCCGGCTTTGCGTATCTGGCAAAAATCCAAGCATAGAGGGCAACCGGCTTCTGCGTTGGGTGGATGCGGTACTCTTTGTTTCTCATATTGCCTTGCAGCATCCCTTGCCAGCGGAATTCAAATTTTCGGATTGCGCCAGAAAACGATGTCCACGCAAGCTCACAATCCGCAAAATTGTTGCACCCATTTTGTTTATCCCACACAAGCCAGCACGGGGAGTTTTTGACGGGGAGATTGTTGATAAAATGATTCGCGCCCCATATGATTTGGTTGCGGGATATGCGGCTAAGCTCTACGAAATATTCAGGGGGGGCAGGGGCGGAGTCCCATGCTTTCTGAAGGTAAGATTCATTTTTTGCGAGTACGCTGCCGCCGATTATGCCGCCATCCATGCCAATCCCATATGGCGGGTCGACAACGGCGAGGTCAAACGCCTTGTCAGGGAGCGTGCGCATGTACTCCATGCAGTCCATGTTGTATGCGACGTTCACGGGCTTGTCTCCTCCCGGGTTTCATACCAGCCCGCGCCCTTGGCGCTGGCGGTTAGATCCTCCAGATATGCGCACGCCGCGAAGACCGAGCAGTCAAACACGTCAATGCGCAGGTTTGGAGCGATTTTTTCATACATCACCATATCGTCGGCCTTTTCAATGCCCGCGACGTTCTGCACGCAATACTCATAGGGTTCGGCGTGCAGGTAGTAGAGCGTTCCCTGCTTGGCGCTTTTCTCCAAGTACCGGAAGCCCTCGGACTTGAGGGTGAACCGCTGGATCTGTGCCTTGATCGGGAAGCGCTCCTTTTGCATCTCCACAAAATACTCGCGGCAGAACTTGGGGTCGTGGCCGACGCGGCGGATTTTAAAGCCCTCGGCCCGGCGCTGCTTGAACCAGCGCACGACGTCCGAGTGGTTTGTGACCTTGTCGTTGGTCATATCCAGCCAGCCGTCCTCTTGCCAGCCAAAGAGCGGTATCTGGTCCTGCGTCGCCTTGACCATCGCGGCCGGCCGCGGGAACCAGCAGTGCGGGATGATGATATCCACGCCCTTGTAGTGCCCAAACAGGCAGCAGGCCGTCAGGTCGTGCATCTTGGAGAGATCCGCGCCGCCGTACCAGCGGATGGGGAGCTTCGCGAGCTCGTCAATCGTCCAGTTGTACTTCTCGTCCGACCGCCGGAACTCCTGGATGTCGAACCAGGCTTTGACGGCGTTCGTCGTGACGTTGAGGCTCTTGTTGAGATATTCCGGCCGGAGCATCGGGTTTTCGGCCGCGATGGCCGCGTCGTTGATCATGTCCTGCGGCCGGATGGAGTAGCCCCAGCCGGGACTCGCTGCTTTGAGGACCGCGGGGTCGTGCAGGTCAACGTCGCCGTTGTCCATCGTCGGCGCGGAACACAAAAAGCAAAAGATCGTGTCCGCGTAGTCACCTGTGACCGTGCCGCGGAGGATCTTCCGGCAGAGCGCCAAATGGCCAAGCAAAAAGCCCCTGGCGTTCGGGCCGTTGGACGAGATGATAATGACGAGCTTGTTGGTGTAGGCTTTCGTCGCGTCCTTGAGGATCTGGTACTGCTGCGGGCTCTTATAGGTGTGCGCTTCGTCGGCGATGACGATGTTGCAGTTAAAAGAGTCCTGCTTGTCGGGGTTCGCGGCCAGAGCGTTGATGGAGATCATGCCGTCGCCGACATCGCCGGAGATCGACCGCTCCATGTTGTTGTCGATGATCCGCAGGCCCGTCTCTGGCTCATCCTTGACGGTCACTCCCAAGCGCGTGCAGTTGTACTTCAAAAAGTCAAAGCCCTCGAGTGCCTGCTTTAGCGCGCCGCCGACCTCGTACACCTTCGAGCCGGACGCTCGCTCATAAAGTGCCAGGGCAAAGGCCAGGGCGGCCGCAAACGTCGTCTTGACGTTTTTTCGCGGGATGAAGTCCACGGCCTCCTTGAAGCGCCGGATCTTCGTGCCTGGGAGGTAGAACCCCATGATGTTGTAGACGATGAACTTGTGGTACGGCAGGAGCAGGAACGGCGTGCCGCGCAGGGGCGTCGCGTCCAGGAACTCGCCCTGCTGGTGGCAGATCATCGTCTCGATAATGGCGATAATCTCGTTGGCAGGCTCTGCCCGGAACTCCCACTTGCCGGTGTCCAAGTCTGACACGTACCGGCGGCACGCGAGCACTGCGTCCTCGCAAAGCCCTGCTTCTCCGGAGAGGACCGACTCGACAAAGCCGTCGACCTCGCGCTGGTACTGCGCGGCGTGCTCTTCGGCGTGGCTCTTGGCCTCGGAGAGCAGCTGCTCAAGTTTGCTCGCGCCGCCCATCGGGACGCTCTTGGCTCTTGCCTTGTTGAGGCCCGTCGGCGTGAGGCCGAGCTGGTTGCGCAGGCCCTGCACCGTCGCGCGGAGATCCTCGACCGCCGTCCAGTACGGGCTCTTGGCTGTGTACTCCGCGCCGGTCTTGTTGACCATCGTGCAGATGCGCTGCCCGCCCTGCTTCTTCCACTCTTTCTCGGCGCGGGAGAGTTCGCGCTCCGTCTTGGCCAGCTGTTTGATCGTCGGCTCAAATATTGCGTTGTACGTGCCGACAAGCTGCATGTCCTGCCGGATCATGTCCTCTCGCGCCATGCTTAGATTTCCTTTCTCTGAGACTCTGCCAGACGCAGCGCGCGAACGCCGCGTCCAGTCAAAAAAGGAGGATGATGAGATGACTCCGGGCACCGGCGGTGGTTCCCAATGCCGCCGAGCTGAACTGCGCCCGGCAGAGCCTCAGATGCTGCGTGTCTTTGCGCGCCCGCGTCGTTTGCGCCCGCGCCGCGCGATTCGAGATTTTCGCGCGTGTGCGCGCCTGGCGGTCTCGTCTGAACCCCCTCCCGCGGTTTTCCCGCCGTCGGAAAGAGGGCCCCACTCCGGTGCTTCCCTCAGAACGGCGGCGGCGCGTTTTGAGGGGGGGATACCCGCCGCTGCCAGGCGAGGCCGCGCTCGGTGAGCTTTCCGGTCGCGCGGTCGTGAAAGCTGTTGTGCGCGTCAGCGCTCACCGCAATGAGATTCCAGCGGCAGAAGCGCCAGCCGGGGAAGTCCTCTGCCGGGTAGACGTGGTGTACGACCGTCGCAGGCTCCCGCCTGCCGTATCGCAGCGCCTCCTGGCAAAGCGGCTGCTCGCGAAGGACGCGAGCACGTAAGTGTTTCCAACGTTTGCTTGTGTAATCCATGGCAAATAAAAAACGCCGGGCCTCCCGGTATGGGAGACTCGGCATCTTGCCGTCCGGCTATCACCTCGGATGTAAAACAAAAACGCCGATCGACTCCCACACTGTGAGATATCAATCGGCGCTGACTCTGGCTCTGACCTGACGGCACTGGCTCTGGTTCTGGCTCATATTCACGATCGTTTCGCGCCTGCAATGCTTGCAGTACAGAGGGAAATCAATGAGCGCGGTCGTCGGTAAAATCTTGACCTGCGTCGCGTGCCCGCATTTCGGACAAACGATCTTGTTTCCCTGTAAATCAAGTTTAGCACAAGGCTGCCCGGTATGCAACTGTTTTTGCAAAAAAAGTTCGCCCCTCTCGTAAGATATAGTAAAGACCCAAGTTATTAAAGGCTCACGCCTTCCGCTTTTCCCTGTTTCGCCAGGGAAGCTTGTAATCCACATAGTAATAGCTGCCGAACTTGTTTTCCTTCGCCTCGGGCTCTACGTCAAAGGCCTCTTTCGGTGGCACAGGCCGGTAGTTGTCCGGGACTTTTTCGACAGTGATGCGTGGTTTTTCAAGGTTCCGTGATGGCGTCCACAATCGGTCGCCCACATATTCCCGCCCGTGCTGCATCGGCTCCTTGGTCAGATACTTTGCCAAGCCAACAAAGCCGAGCTTTCCGACGGGTTCCCAGTTGATATCGCCATCCGGCCAGAGCTTGCGGAGCACTTCCGCCTCGCCGGGATAATGGTTGAGAATAATGTGGTGGTGCAGACGCTTGTCCCCATGCCGGCCTTCGGTTGTGTATAGATATTTGTAGGGCCGGCCGAAGGCTTTGCGGCTCTCGCGCAGCTGACGGTTAAAAAGTTTCACCCGCTTCTGCGCGGCAAATGTATTCGGCGGCTTGTGCGCCTCGTCGTAGGTGAGCGTGAGCAGCCAGTCCGAATACGTAAAGTTTGCGGCGATCAAAAATGCGAGCCGCTCGTAGGCGTGCCGGATGTTGAGCTTTTCGCGGATGGTCGTCTGCGGCAGCGACTTTGGCGCTCTGCCTCGTCGCTTGGCCAAGGGCTCTGTGAATACGCACTCGCGGCACAAGACGGATGTTTTCATTGAGACGAGATAGCTCATGTAAAAAGATAGCCTCCTTATTCTGTTATCGTCGGGGGCTCGGAGCCCGAGCCCCCTATATCCTCCCGGCGGTCCTCGCGCAGTCCGTCATGGCAGCAGGCCGCGCCACAAGTCCAGATCATTTTTTCTTGCGCCGGGGTGATACCTTGTAGTTAAACTCTCTGATATGCGGGTTTCGTTCGCGGAAGGGAACAAAGTGCGCGCCGCAGGCCTTGCGAAGAATCGCGTCCAGCCGTTCTTGTAGCCAGTCTGCCTCCGGACCGCAGCCGTATGCGCCGTCAAATTCTGTGTCCAACTCGGACACGCGGCAGGCCAGACGGTAAAGCCGCTCTTCGCCGAAGCCCTCTTGCGCGAGCGCCGCGAGGAACATGTCGGAGACCTTCTGCATCCCGGCCTCCACGCCGATCTCCATCGCCGCCCGCCCAACCGCGTCCAGCTGATCAATGTATTTCATCTAACGCCCTCGCAAGGTCGGCCATTGCAACACTCATCGCATTAAAGGCCGATTCTGCCGTATTGATAGCCAACGAGGTTCGCGCGAGTGTATACACAAAATCGCGATTTCTGGCAATGCAGTTTGCTCCATTACGCGACATGCCGAGCCTGCCCATGCAGAGTTCTACAAATCGTTTTCGCGTCATAATGCCACGTCCTTTCCGTCCGGCGTCTCGCTTACCGCCGAGGTCACGCCGATCCACGGCTGGTAGTACGGCTTGCACTTTTCCATTCCAATCCAGTTCCATTGATCGTCACGGTAAATCAAGAACATGTTTTCGGCTGTGTCGACGGCGTATACCCAGAAAACGCCGCCGGATAAAAGCTCAATCTGAAACATTGTCGTTCCCTCCATCCATCTTCGCCCCGCAGCTTGGGCAGAAATTCCTTGTCCAAAGTGCCTCCTTTTTGAAAGCGCACCGGCAGTTCGTGCAGACGATTGCTGCCTTCGGGTATCGAATTGTCTCGCAACTCTGCGCGTCGTATTCGAGCCAGTCCGATTCCTCCCACTGAGCAGGCACCACCTCCGCAACGTCAGCTGCGGGAGCATTTTTGAGCAGAAAAATGACTTTTTGAAGCAAGAACTCCGCTTCTCTCGTATACAAAGTCCCGGCGTTCCGCTTGATCGCATCGATTGCGCCGGAACGTAGAATGTATTTATCACTCTCAGCCGCCATGCCGCACCTCCACGCCTGCCATTTCAAGCAACCCGTAAATATCCGCTTCATCGCTGTTCGCGAGGAAATCGTCATTTTCGTCGTAGTAGTTGTAAGCCGTGTATGCGCGGGCTTGGATTCCGACGTATTTCTTGAGCAACTTATTCGCCCCCTCGATTCCAAACGCGCAGGCATCTTCCAGCTCTTCCATCTGCGATTTTGAGATAAACTTAGCCATCATTCTCCCGCAGGTACGTGGCTCTTGCATACAGCGAGCGCTTCGTCGGCTTCGTGGCCAAAGCGTTGCGCAGCGCCCGGTTCTCGGCGGTAAAATGCTCAAGCTGAGCCGCCGCCTCGCGTAAAATCTGGCAGCCGTGCGTGCTGCAATTATGCTCGCGCCCGCAGCCGAGGCAGGCGAGGGAACCAGTCTCGACGCGGAGGCGCGCCAGCGCTTGCAGAAGGTCATTCGTTGTCATCGCCATACACCTCCTGATGTGTCTTCCCGCAGAATTCCCAGTACTTGCACGGGGAGCCCTCCTCTCTTTCGCGGCCGTGCTTGCAGTAGCTGCGATTGACGCTGTGGCAGCAGCTGGGGCAGCACGGGTAGACCCACGTGAGCGCCGCGTCTCGTTCTTTTTCCAACTTCTCGTTCTTGTTGATCCTGAACAGCGTCAGCGTCACGCGCAAAATGGCGTACACGCACACCGCGCGGAGGACAAATTAGACGGCGATGACGATAGCGGAAATGGTGCTGCTAATCATGGATGCGTACCTCCTTTTTGAGCTCAAAAAAATCGGAAAACTTCGCGCCGAACAGATCACAGATCTTTCTTGCCGTGCTGATGGTGCACGGCTCGCCCCGCAGCGCGCGGGAGACGGTCGGCGCGGACAGGCCGGTCTTCCGGGCGATGGCGACAAAATCGCCGTATCGGTAAAGCCCATAGACCGCCTCGCGCCGGGCGACAATTTTACTCATCAGCTACCTCCTCGCACTCTTCCTGCCGGACGATCGTCCGGTGCTTTTCATCGAGCGTCACAATGTAAGTCGCGCGAATGCCGTCGCAGCACTGGCGCTTTTGTGCTTTGTAGACCTTCCCGGGCTTGAGCTGGAATTCCGGGAAGACCGGCAGCGGCTTTGCTACGCGGATATGTACCGGGACGGCCTCTTTCTTGCGGTACTGCGCCGGGACGTAATTTTCGTTTTTCGCCCGCAGGTAGCACTCCCGGCAGCAGTAGATCTGGTTGACTTTGTACGTTGCAAACAGATTGCCGCAGCCGGGGCATTGCCGGAACAGCTGCCTGCTCATATCGTGCCCTCCTCTTCCGGCGGCAGCGGCAGCCAGCGCAGGATTTCGCCGTCGTCGTAGTCGGAAAAAATCCGTATGCGCCCGTGCCGCGCCTCGCTGACCTGATAAGACAGATTCCCTGCGTCGTCGAACAAAAACAGGATTTTGCCGTCCGGGTAATCCGTCCCCGTGCGCCACGGGAGCGTGTCAGACTTGGACACCGGCTGAAGTTCCTCCGTCAGCCCCAGCAGATAGTCTGCCGAGCAGTGAAGCTTTTCGCAGAGCTCGGGCACGTGCTTCGCGTCCGGGTCGAGGCTGTCTGTGCCGTAAAAATAATCGTCACCGAAGTCCCCGTTTGCGTAAGCGCGGATTTTCTCGACGGTCTTGTCCGCAGCATAATTCGCAAAGGTGAGCTTCGTGTCGTCCGGCAGGCCGGCCGCGTCGATGGCCTTCACGAGCCGCGCTGCCTTGCGCTGGACACCTGCCCGGTAGACGCGCCGCGTTTTCTCCTTCGCGTCTTCTTCTTTTTGCTTCTCGTCAGCGTTTTTGTCGGCGCGGTACTGCTTGGCTCTCGCACACATCTGGTCGCAGGTGTTCCAGCTTTGCGCATTTGCGCCGGATGGGCAATCCATACAGCATTTCGTGCCGAGGCACCGGCCGCCCCAAGCAGGGCAAAGCGCATCGTGCCGGAGCGTCGCGTCGTCGCGGGAAGTCGGGCAGCTTTGGCCGTCCGGGCAATGCAGGCATGCGTCCGGCCTCCATTTTGCGCCTTGCTCGGCGAGTTCCCGCACTTTCGCGATTCCGACGGACGTGGGAAACTCCTTCGTCCGGGCGAACGCGTTGTGCAGGCGCATCTGCAAAGCAACCTCGCACCGCGCAAGCTCCAGGGCCGTCGCGTCCGGGAGTTTGCCTGCCGCCCACTGCGTCTTAAAGTCCTGAATCAGGTTCTCCTCGATCATGTGCAGGTTCGCAAGCTTTGTTTTGCTCACGTTGCACGCCTCGGCCACATGGTCGCGCATCCTGCCGGGGAACTCCACGCCTTGCTCCTTGAGATCGTAGAGAAGCCGCTCGACGCGCTGCGCCGCCTGGCTGATCTCCGCGCTTGTCAGCACGCGCGCGGTGGAGTTCGCCATGATAAGCTCCAGCTCCTCCATCGCCGCGCTCTTGGGATTTCGCACGAAGACCGGCATTTTGCGCAGGTCCTCGCGCCCCTCCGCGACCAGCGCCCGAACCGCAGCCGTGCGGCGGTGACCGGAAATGAGGCGGTACTTGCCGTCCTCTGCCGGCGTGACCGTCGGCGGGTCCATAATGCCGGAGAGCGCGATGGAGTTTTTGAGCTCGTCGAGCTTGTCCTCGTCCACGGCGTAGAAGTTCGCGTCGTTTCCGACCAGCTCGTCGATGTCCACCTGCCGCAGCTCGCGCCCGGTGTCAGACCTTGACACCGCCTGCACCTGCTGGGCAAAAATGCTCGAAACGTCAAATGCCATTACCAAAGCCCCCCCTCAGAATCTCGTCCATGGTCACGGGCGGCTGGATGTACTCCTGCACGAATGCCCGATAATCATATCCGGCTGCCGAGTACGGCGAGTAGACCGTGATGGGCTTTCGTTCAAAGGTCATCTCGTCGACCTTGTCGGTGCGGCGGATATGCTGCTCGAAGACCGGCAGGATGCCGCACTCCCGGAGGCTGCCCTCCGCCTCAAGTACGACCGGCGCGTTGCGCCACATCGTGATCAGCGCGCCCGCGATCTTGAGCGCCGGATTGATCTTGTGCATGTTGTCGATCTGGCGCGAGACGTTCGCGAGCCCTCGCAAACTGAATGCGTCGAGCTTGATCGGGATGATGACTTCGTCCGACGCGAGGAGCGCCGCAGCGCTGGCGGCGTTGAACGCCGGCGGGCAGTCGAAGATGACGTAGTCGTATGCGTCGTCTTCGCGGATGGCGCCGCAGAAGTCTTTGAGGCAGCTTCCGTTCACGCGCTCGCCGATGGACGAAAGATCGAGGTCCATCAGCTCGTCGGACGCCGGGAGCATGTCTACGCCGTAGACCGTCTGGGAGATGTTGTCGGCATAGTACGACTCCTGCGTTCCGAGCATTACGTCCGCCACGCCGTAGAGCCCCGGCTCGGTGAGCCCGTAGAACTCCGTCGCGTTGCACTGGCTGTCGCAGTCAGCAAGCAGCACCCGCTTTTTGTGTTCGGCGGCAAGAATGTACGCCATATTTACGCTCGTGACGGTCTTGCCGACGCCGCCCTTGAGGTTCAGGATGGAAATTGCCTTCATGATTTTGTCCTTTCTTCATCCGGGCAGCTTGAACTGCTCGGGAATATCGTCGTTGCACGGCTGCCAGCGCTTGTCCTGCGAAGGAAGCGGCGCTTGCGCGGCAGATTTGCGGAAGGTCTGCGTCTGGCCGTCGAAGGCCAGCATGAGCGCGATATTTGCCTCGCCCTCTTTGTTCTTCGCGATGTTGAGGATGCGGCGGCTCCGGCTGTTGTCCGGCTCCTCGCGGTACAGCAGCATCACCACGTCCGCGTCCTGCTCGATCTGGCCGGATGATCGGAGTGAGGCCAGCGTCGGGGGTGGGATCTTGCCGCCCTTGGTCTTCTCGGGGCGGGAGAGCTGGGAGAGCGCGATGACGGGCGTGCCGGTCTGGCGGCCGAATTGCTGGAGATCGCTCGAGATTTTCGAGACGACCTGAAACTGGTCGGCGCTCGCGCGGCCTGTGATGTCCGACTTGATCTTTTGCAGGTAGTCGATGAAGATCACGTCGTAGCGCTTCGAAAGGCTGTGCGCCCGGATGTCCTGGACGGTCATGCCGCTGGCCTCGATGAGGTCAAGTTTCAGCCCGCCAAGCCGCTGGGACATCACCGCGACGGTCTCCCAATCCGTGGCGTTCATCGCGTTGAGCTTGAGCTTCGGCAGGCCAATTTGTGCGGTCATGGCGATGATGCGGTCAAAGAGCTTGTCGCAGTCGGTCTCGTAGCTGTAAAAGCCGACGCGCATCGTCTTCGCCATCCGCACGGCGAGCGTCAGTGCCAGGCTCGTCTTGCCGTCTGACGGGTAGCCGCCGAGAACAACCATATCGCCCCGGGAGGCGTACACGTTTTCGTTGATGTCCTCCATGCCGAAGTCCAGATACACGGGCTTTGCGTCCGGGTCGTGCCGCTGGTAAAACTGCGTCAGTGCGGCGGACATGTCCACCACGCGCAGCCCCGGTCGCTCGACCAGCTGGGCGTTTGCCTCATTGACCAGCCCGCGCAGATCGTCCTCGTCGTCCGTGTCCTGCATCCGCTGGGCAATACCTTGCAGACGGCTGACTCTGGCCTGCTGCTTTAAAAGCTGCATGTAGCTCTTGACGTTGGCCGCCGTCGGCGTGACCTGAATCAGCTCCATGAGGAGTTTGTCGTACTTGCCGCCGAGCCGCGCGTTGATCGTCACCGCGTCGCATGGCTCGCCGCTCGAAAACTGCGCCCGGAAGGCGAGGAAGACTTGCCGGTAAGCGCCGGTCGTGAAGTCATCCGGGACGATCTCCTGAAGCACAAGGCCGACGGTTTTCTCGTCAATGAGCATCGCGCCCAAAACGGCCTGCTGGGCTTCCAACAGCTTTTTTTCGTCCGTCACAGGAACCTCACCCCTCCCGTGTCAACCTCGCGCTTCGGCGGCTGCGGGTACTCGTCGTCCTTGAGCCGGTACACGCTCAGCCACTGATGCTCGGTCGAATTGTTGAGCATCCGCGCCATGCACGCCGCATCTCCGGCAGACAGGCTTTGCAGCTTGTTCCAGAGCATGGTGGCCGACCGCTCGGACTGGATGGGCTTCTTGAGCTCGGCTCGCATCGTGAGGAAAGACTGCATCGCGCTGACCACCTCAAAGCCAAGCGGCTCACATTTTTCGAGAAGTCCGGCAGCTACAGCTGCAATCTTAACGGGCTTTTCTTTCTCTCTTTCTTTTTTTATTTTTATTTTATTTAAATCCTTATATAAGGACTCGGAAGTTTGTCCGACTACCCTAGGGTTTTTATCCGAGTACGTAGTCGGATATTTATCCGAGTACCCCTCAGCAAAATCCGGGTTCGGGAAAACGAGATAAATGCGCCGGATGCTCCCTCCGGTTTTGCGGTTCGGCTCGACAACCGTGCGAATATGCCCGGCCTTTTCGAGAATCGAAACGTAGTTGGAAACGGTGTCCTTTGCGCAGCACATCATTTCCGCCAACTGGGCATTGCTCGCCCAGCAATAGCCCTCGCGGCTCGTCATGAGCGAGATCATACCGTACATGATCTTCGAGTTCGGGGAGATGCTCATATCCTCGAGCAGATGCGCGGGAATGACGGAGAAAAACGGGTGGAATTGCTTATTATCCAAAATTTCACCTCCCCCACACTTGCATTTGGCAGCAAACCGTGATAAACTAAAGATGCCTTCATGGTGTTGCAAAACACCGTTCCCGTGCAGTCGTTCGCAGCGGCTGTGCGGGATTTTTTTACGCTCTTTTTCATCGTCCGCACCTCAGATCATGCTGTAATTCGCGGCAAGCCACGGGAAGGCCACGAAGGCGACGACAATCGAGCTCCACATGAGCTTCTCGGCCAGTTTGTAAAAGTTGCGCATAGTTATCCTCCTTTGTTGTACGCGACGGCCAGCGCGCTTTGGACGATCTCGTCGAGCTTGGAGACGATCCGGTCAAACTCCGGCCGCTCCGTGTCGTCGATCACGCCGTCTTTTGCAATCGTAATCAGGCGGCGGTCTTCGCGCGCGTCGGCAAAGTCATAAATTTGGTCAATGAGCCGCAAGACGGCCTCCGGCAGATCGCACTCCCGCACATCGGGAATGAGCCGCTGGGCGATCTCGCTCGTCTGGCGCAGGTGCTGGTAGCACAGATACTGCGCGTCGTAAATTTCCGCCATCCGCACAACCGTCTCCGACGGCGGGATGCGTACGCCGCTTTCGTAGTCGGCAAGGCTCCGCACCGAGCACGGAATCGCGTCGGCTGCGCGCTCCTGCGTGATGCCCTTGGCAATGCGGGCGGCTCCATAGATATTTGGCATATGTCCTCCAATCCGGCAGCAAGTCTGCAAGCCGCCTCTCGACCCCGGCAGGTATTTCGCGTGGATTTGCGGGGTATACTTTGCTATGATTTTCGCGTCAGCCAGCGAGCCAGCTCCGTCAGCGGCACGGCGTACTTGTTGCCGATCTTCCGCGCGGGAAACTCCCGGTCGGCCAAAAGCGTCCGCCGGTCAAGCCCGAGCGCCGCCTGGCACTCCGTGACCGTGATCGCCGCCCGTGCCGGGAACATGTCCGTCAAAAGTTCCAGCTGCGGCCTGTAGCCTTCCGTCTCACGCATGTTGCTTCCTCCTCTCTAAATCGATTCTTCCGGCTGCTGGTAGAGCTCGTCGATCGAGCAGTTCAGCGCCTTCGCCAGCTCCGGCAGCTGCGATGCGCGAGGATAGGCCGCGCCGGACTCCCATTTTGCAATCGTGCTGCGCTCGACCTTGAGCAGATCAGCCAGCTCTCGCTGCTTGAGCTTCGCGCGTTCGCGCATATGAGCTAAACCTTTCGTAATTGTCACCTCCGTTAAAATAACATCGCTTGCCGTGATGTGATTTTCAATCACTAGTTGGAATATAGCACAGGCAATCACGTTTGTCAATAGAAAAGTTACTTAAAATCACAATTGATTTGTGACGGGCGTTCACGTATACTGGAAGCAGGTGATTTGAAATGAACAATTTCCAGAAATTCCGTGAGGCAAATGCTGAGTCTCAACAGGATATCGCCGATTACCTCGGCATTGGCAGAACAACCTACACGAAATACGAAACTGGTCAGATCAAACCGCCGTATGCTCGGATTGAAAAACTGGCGCAGCATTGGAACACGACGGTTGCGATTCTGATGGGTACGGAAGAAACAGAAAACCCCACCGGAGTTCCCGATGAGGTTTTGAGCGCCATGGAGGCGTTTATGCACCTTCCTCCTGAGGCGCAGAAGGAAGCGCGGGCGTATCTTGATTTTCTAAAGCAGCGATATACGCGTAAAAAAGACTGAGCCCCTCCGGGGACAGGGAAAGCAAGTCGCGAAGCAGTTCATCCATGATGTAGGCACGCCCTCTCTTTTGTAGTTTTTATATTTTACAGTATTTTCTAGTGAAGCGCAATGCAACACTTTTCGCAAAACAAAAAGAAGCGAGGAGATCACGATGTATTGTTCAAAATGTGGCGCACAAATTGACGATGAAGCTATCGTCTGTCCGAAGTGCGGCTGTCCGACGAAGAATTACAATCAGGCGCAAACTCAGCCCCAGCAGGTGACACAGTACGTCGTCCGTGACGACGCGAGCCCGAAGAGTCGGACGGTTGCGCTTGTGCTGGCGATTTTTCTCGGAGGCCTCGGTGTGCATCGCTTTTATCTTGGCAAGATCGGCACAGGTATTCTGTGGCTGTTTACGGCCGGGTGCTTCGGCGTTGGATGGATTATTGACATTATCTTAATTGCCTGCGGTTCCATGCGCGACGCTTACGGCGCGCCCGTGCTTTACTGGGACGAGTAAGGAGAGAGCAATATGTATTGCACAAAGTGCGGCGAATGCATCCCTGATGATGCGATTGCCTGCCCGCAGTGCGGATGCGCAACGAAAAACTATCGTCCGGAGCCGCATTACCAGCGAAGCGCGCCGCGGCGCGGGGCAAGGCAGGAAGACCGAAGACGGAGCGCTGACACAGGGAAAATCGTCGTTGGCGTGTTTCTGATGCTGATCGGGGCGAGTTGGTTCTGTACCGGGATTGTATCCGGGAGGATCTGGGCGCTTGCCGCCGGCCTTGTTATGCTGCTTGTCGCGTCTTCCCTCATTGCGTGGGGCGCAGTCAACCGGAAAGAGGCCGCAGCGAAGCAACCCGATACAGAAGAATTCACGAGGGAGTGATTTCTATGGCTACACAAAGACGCATCCGGCGGCTTGTGATTGGCGCGCTCTTCCTTTGCCTGACCATTTGCACGCTGGTTGTCAAGCAGTACGTCTATGCGCTGCTGCTCGGCTCGGTGACGTACTGGCTGATTCTAAGCGGCATCTTCGAGGCCTTCTCGGACGAGCCGGACCCGGAGACAGGCCGCCCTGCCATGTCAAAAGCATGGGTGCTTGCAGGGCTGGCTTTTTTTATCGCCATCGCGGGGCTATTCGCCTGGCTGAGCCCAGTGCGTGGCCAGACGCACAAGACCGCCGAGGATATCCAGCTGAAGGTCGACCGCTCTGGAGACCCGGACGCAGGGCTGCATCAGCAATACGTATCGGAGCTGGTCACGCCCGATGATGAGGCGGAAACCAAGACGGACGAGCTCCAGCAGCCGATCGACGAATCCTGCGAATATATTCTAAATACCAACACGAAAGTGTTCCATCAGCCTGGGTGCAGTTATGCGGACACTATCTCGGATAAAAACAAAGACACATACACAGGCACGCGCGACTCCATGATCGATATGGGGTACGAACCATGCGGGCATTGTAATCCTTAGTTTTGTTCGCCCCGCCGTCGTGCCACTGACGGCGGGGCTTTTGGTTTGCTGCAAGCAGTGTGGGAGCCGCCTGTGAGTATAGCTTACAACGCGGCAAGCGGTAATGTCGAGAAAGCATCATTGTAAATTGTACCCAGAATCGCATTATTTAGGAAAGGAATCTTGCTGAGAATGTCAGAATTGTACGAAATCTGTCGAGAAAAAAAGGAAAACACGGCGCCGCGTATCACAAACCAGGATCTTGCCGAAGCAATCGGCAAATCAACAACCACTGTTGCGCAGTTCCTGCGCGGGGATGCCCCAAACGCGTCCTACGACACAGTGCTTGCGCTGTGCCGCGAGCTTGGGGTGTCAGTAGACGAATACAATGGACTGCCGCATGAGGCTCCGGACCCGAACCCCGCGCTGTTGGAGCGGATACACAGTCTGGAGTTAGAGCGCAAGGCATTGGCCGATGCGTTAGAACGGATGAATGAGCATCTGGTGACTTGCAAGAAATCGCTGAAAATGCACCGTTTTGTGACAACTGTCCTGCTGGCCATGTTTTGCCTTGTGCTGCTCGCGATCATCATCGACCTGCTGAACCCGAATGTCGGCTGGATTCGCCGCGCGCTCCATGTCGGCATGCAGTGGCTGAATCTGTAACGGTGCCCAAGTCTGACACGGGAGGTTTGTATGGCGATCCCCAAGTACTACGTGCGCCCGGATGGGCTGCATGAGACGATCATCAAAATAAACGGCAAGCGCAAAGCCTTCCGCGGCCGAACCGACCGCGAGGTCTGGGAGAAAGTCAAAAGCTATCGCGCCGACGCGGCCGCCGGGAAGACCGAGACCTTTGAGAACGTAGCGCACGCCTGGTGGAACGAGATCGAGCCGACGCTGGCCGCAAATACGCACCGGGGCTATAACCCGGCCTATGAGCGCGCCGTGGCCGAGTTCGGGGGAATGGACGTGGCCTCGATCACAGCCAGAGATATTGAGCGCTATATCAACCAGTTCGCGAAGACCTACGCCAAAAAGACCGTCGTCACGCAGCGGCAGATCATCCGCCAGATTTTAAACAAAGCCCAGCGCGAGGGTTATATCGCCTACAATCCGGCGGAGGCCGTCCTGCTCCCCAAAAACCTGCCGCAGAAGAAGCGCCGCGCGCCAAGCCCTGATCAAATCAAAAAAATAAAAGCCGGCCTTTCGGACGACTTTGGGCTCTTTGCCTTTTTGATCTACTATACTGGGTGTCGCCGCGGCGAGGTGGAGGGGCTCAAGTACGAGGACATCGACCGCAAGGCAAAGCGCATCCGTATCCAGCGCAGCGTCTACAACGTCAGCACCAAGCCGGAGATCAAGGAGCCAAAGACCGAGGCCGGTATCCGCTCCGTGCCGCTGCTGGACGCGCTGGCCGCTGCCCTGCCAGATAAAAAACGCGGTTTTATATTTTCTGACGACGGCGGCAAAACCCCGACGCCGGACTGGAGGATCACCCGGCAGTACGAGGACTACCAGAAGCGCACCGGCGTCACCGTCACGCCGCATGAGATCCGGCACGGCTACGCGACCGCCCTGCACGAGGCGGGCGTGGATTATAAAACCGCGCAGCAGCTGCTCGGCCACGCCCAGCTCTCGACCACGATGGACATTTACACGGATATTTTGGACAATACCATCGACGATGCGGCCACAAAAATGGGCAAGTCCTTTTGAGCCAAATCTACTGTGTTCATTCTGTGTTCAAAGGCTTGTATTTTGGCGCTAGGATATGCTAGGCTTTGCCATGCTGGCGTAAGCCCGAAAACAAAACATTTTTGATATAAAGTTCCGTGTTCGGCTGATAAAACCAGAAAATATGCAAACAAAAGCACCCGAGAATCAAATTCTCGGGTGCTTTCATCTTGGCGGAGTGGGAGGGATTCGAAGTATATAAATCCAAGGCAATACCAATGCAAAATCAGATTGCTGTGTTTATACTGTGTTCAATCTCTTTAGAGCCTTGGCTCTACGATACCGTGATAGTACCCGGTGATTTTCGCCTCGGGGCCGCCGCCGTCCTCGTCAAAAAGGAACGCCTTCGCGAGGTCTGCGTAGTATTCTGGCCGGTCGAGGCCGTATTTCTGCGCAACCTCGAAGTTGTCCGAGTACTCCATATTGAGTGCCGCAAACCAGATCCACGGGTCGACGTGCACGCCGATGCTGTTGGCCACGGCCGTGGTCTGCTCGAGCGTCCAGTGCGCGCCCATTGAGCCGTCGTCATTTTCCATGTGCTCCGTCCAGCGCCGCGCGTCGTCCTCGGTAAACGTGGAGGCTTCGGGCTCCATCGTGATCTTATCCGCCTTGCACAGCGCGTCCATGAGCATGGTGCAGCTGCCCACGCTTCGGGAGCTCACGGGCTCCGCCATACACGCCTCAAGCGCCTTGCAGAGCTTTGCCTTATAGGCTTTGATCTTGTCCGTCATAGGCTACGCGAGCTTGAGCAGGCCGGTGCAGAGCTCGACCACATTGCCCGCTGCCGTCGAGTCGGTCGTCGCGATGAGGGTAAAGGTGTGGTTCACGCAGCAGCAGCACCCGGACAGCGCCAGTTCCGTCTCCGTGTGGATCTCGGTGTTTCCGGTCGCCGGAAGCGTTACCTTGCGCAGCGTGCAGGGCAGCGCGACGCCGTCCATGTACCACTGCAAGGTGAGCTCGCCAGCCGCGGACGACGTGATGACCGCATCGGCTACTAGGTGATAGAGCCCAATTTTTACGGTGTCGTAGCTCTGAGGCTCGACCTGAATGGACTCGCCGGAGTTGACAACCTTCGCGCCCGCAAGCGTGAGCACTGTCGCAGCGTTTGCTGCAAGCGTCTGCGGGCTGTTATTAAAATACCGGACGCAGGATTTCTGATAGGCTTTGCTGTTTCCGCTACAAGACATTTACTAGTCTCCTTTCAAAATTATGAAAAACGGGGCAATCGCCCCGGATAGTTATATCAGGTTTGGTCCGTCCGTCAGCCGCCGCAGCCGCACGGATTGCAGGGCGGGTTCTGGTAGTACCGGCCCAGCTGGCCGAGGATGTACTGCGACTGCATATAGTCGTTGTTCGCGGCGCGGCTCTGTGCGAGTTCGTCGCGCAGGCGCTGGGTCTCCTGCTGCTGCAGGAGCGTTCTGGTCGCCTCGCCCTCGGCGTGGATAGCCGTCTTGATCTCGCAAGCGTTGATGCTGGCGTTGTAGTTAACTCCGTCGATCGCGCGGAGAATGTCGCAGCAGCACTTCTCCTGCGCAGAGATGCCGCGCTCCGTGACGGACTGCAAATCGCGCAGCTCGCCGAGGATGTTGTAGGCGTTGTCCTTGACGGCGCTTGTGACGTCGTACGCGCCCTGACGCGTTGCGGCCACGCCCTCGTTGTTCTGGCGCTCCAGCGCCGCGAAGTCCGTCGCGCGCTGCACGTCGGCCTGCGTGGCCGGGGCGCTCTCGCCGCTGTTGCCGCCGAATCCTCTACCCGCGAAGAGCAGGAAGAACAGCGCGATCAGGATCACGATACCCCATCCGCCGAATCCATAGTCCTTATCCATTGTGGTCCCTCCTTTCGAATTGAGATTATTGATAGGCGCTTTTGCGCGGTATCACTTGCTGATCTGGCCGACGAGCTCGCCGACCGTTTTGTCTTTGTTTGCCTCAAACCAGTCATTAAACCCAGGCTGGGAGGCGAGGAAGCTAAGCACCATCTGGGGACTCTGGCCTTTAAGCGTCGTCATTGCCGTCTGCATCAGGCCGTTCAGCAGTTTGTTTCCGCTGCCGCCGCCCATCAGTGCCATGATCGGATTTTGCATTGAGTTTTCCCTCCAATTCCTCGATTTTTCCGGCCATGCTCTGTAGGCCGTCCGTGATCTGCTTCAGCTGCTCTTGCAGCTGGGTCGCTGCCTTTTCCTCTTCCGTCGGCTCCGGGAAGATCCGGAACCGCGCAATGGTCTTTGCCGCCATGCTGTCCGTGCGGATGTAATAGAGCAGGTTTTCCGTCTCATGCAGCGCGAGCGCGTTGTCGTTCGGCTGCATCTGCAAATTGTTGATACTGGCCTCGCTGGCCACGGTCAGCACGCCGAGTTTCGGCGGCTGCTGCGGCATTTGCGGCACCTGCGCCCGCGGCATGGGCTGCATCTGCACCTGCTGCGCGCCGTCCATCTCCCAGCGCCCGGTGTATGGGTTGTATGCCATCCTGTGTCCCTCCTTTTGAGACCATTGTACAGGATGTCCATTTCCCAAGGGTGGCGCGAGTGTGATTTTATGTGCAAAATAATTTGATTTTTTTAAAATAATGCTTGACATATACGGGCAAACCGTATATAATAAAACCATAGAGATAAACAAAAAACAAACCCCAACACGGGGCAGGAGGAAACGAAAATGAAGGTAACTATTTACGAGAACTACGGAATGCTTGCAGCTGAAAAGCGCTGCATCTACACCACGGCCGAAACCGACGCCACCGTCTCCGAGCCGCTTGACGTCGTCATTCCCGAGGAGTTAGCCCCGGCGAAAAACGCTGCTGGCGAAATCGTCGTCACGCTGGGCGGTTACAATTACCGCCTGCAGGATGTCCTGTGCGGCGACGAACAGCCCTGCATCATGGTCCCGGGGTACACCACCAGGTACGAGCGGCTTGCTCGTGCCTAAGCCAAGAGGAGGTACAAACCATGTTTAAAATTCTTTCCGCTTGGGGTTGGGCAACCAACCCCGCGTACGACCCCGATACCGCCAACAATGGCGGCGGCTACTGGCAGTTTGCCGGTGGCCTCGTGGCCGAGATCAACGGTCAGCTCGTCGCCGTCGAGGTCGACGATGCATCGTGCGGCGACTTCGGCCGCCGCGTCTACGTCGACATCATTGCCGACGGCTGCCATTGGCGTTATGCCGATGGCACGATGGGCGACGCGTCCATCGACGCACCCGAAGAGGTCGAGGATATCCTCGCCTCCGCGTCCGGGGTCCTCGGCGTGGACGCTTTCGCGCTCGTCTGCGAGGCGCGCGAAGCCGCCAACCTCTGTGCCATGCA